ACAGAGGGTATGCAACGGGAGATCTTGCCGGATCAATCAAATCAAGGAAACCGGAAAAGAATGAACGAGGCCATTATGTAACGATCACAGCGAGCGGAAAAGACAAAAAAGGTGTTCGCCGGAATGAAAAACTGGCATATCTCAATTATGGAACAACAAAGCAGCAGGCAAGACCAGTTATTTCCAAAGCAGTACAGAATGCAGAAGGAGAATGTCTGGAAGCAATGCAGAGAAAGTTTGACGAGGTGACAGGACCGTGAATGTAAATCAGAAAATAGAGAACACACTGGGAGTGATCACAGAGAATATCTGGCCGCTGTGCTGTCCTTATGAATCCCCGCCAGGGAAATATATCGTATATAATCCGGAAATTGATTCAGCGGAATGTTTTGCTGATGATGAAGACCAGGAATGGACATTGCACATGCAGATCCATTTATATACCCGGGAAGACTATATGGATGACAGAAAAACGATTCGTAAATTATTGCGAAAAGCAGGATTTACGGTGACTGATATAGATTCCATATACGAGAAAGAAACAAAATATTACCATTTGTGCTTTTCTTGCTATATTGAGGAGGAAGACTGATGGCTTATACAGGATTGGCACACGTTGTCGGCGCGAAATACAGTGAGACGGAAAATGGAATCCAGTATTCAAATGGATTTCGATATGGATCAGCTGTAAGGATAAGAATTGATCCAAAATATGAAGATGTTAGCGAATACGGGGACATCAATTCAGAAGACGAGGAAGAAATGTTTGCGTATGCATCCGTAACGCTGGAAACTTCGGAGATTACCCAGACGGCCGAAAAAGAAGTTTTCGGACTCGAAGTATCAGAGACTGGTTCTGCATCGAATGAAACAGATTTGTCTGAATACATTGGTCTGGGAGTCAGAGTGAGAGAAAAGCGTAATGGGAAAACGTACTATGTGGCAGTCTGGCTCTATAAAGTTCGGCTGACAGAGGATGAACAGGACATAGAGACAAGGGGAGAAGCACTAAAGTATGTGACAATGCAGGCATCAGGAAAAGCGGTGCCGGCATACGGCGGACAATGGAGAAAAAAAGAAATATTTAACACAATGCAAGAAGCGGATTCCTGGCTGGAAGAAATGGCAGGAATCGGAAAGGAAGAATAAAATGGCATATGTAGGACTTAGAAAACCAATTATTGCAAAATTGTTAGAAAGTGGAAAATACGATAAGCCTTTTGCCTGCGGAAAGGCGATTGGACTGCAGGTAAACCCGAATTATGCAGAAGGCAGTCTAAATGCGGATGATAAGCAGGCGGAATACGACAAAGAGTTTACTTATGCGGAAGTAACACTGAATACCAGTACACTTCCGATCGAAGCACACGAAAAAATGTTTGGACATACGGTTGATACTGCAAAGAAAAATGTAAAATTCAATGTAGATGACCAGGCGAACTATGTTGGAATGGCATGGGTGTCTGTTGAAAAAGTGGATGGAGTCAGAAGTTTTATTGGAAATTTTCTGAAAAAAGCGAAATTTACGGAACCATCAGAAGATTATTCAACTAAAGGAGATTCCATTGAATATAAAACACCGTCTATTTCAGGAAGAGCGCTTGGACTGGAAGACGGATCATGGAAAGAAACAGAGGCTTGCAGCTCAGAAGCAGATGCGCTGAAATGGATCAATACGATGTTTGGAGTAACAGAATAATCGGAGGCAGGAAAATGTTTGAAGAAATGAATACAATCGTATTATCTGGAAAAGAATACCCTATGAAATGTGACAATCTTGTCCTGGAGAAGATCCAGGACAAGTATGAGGACCTTGGAAAATATGAAAATATGCTGAATGGATTCGTACCGGAGCTGGATGAATACGGTGAAGAAGTCAGAAATGAAGACGGGCTTCTTGTTGGACATTACAAGATGCCGGATATCAAGATTATCAACGAGGCAGCGGTATGGTTCATTCAGGAGGGACTCGCAATCAAACGGGAAGAAAACAAAGAGGAGATTCCGGAAATCAGTGATCGAACACTGATCCGGCAGATTGATTTCAACCCAAGAGAATTATCTACAATCTTGCATCAGGAATTCTCAAGATGTTTTGAGAGAAAAAACGCGACAACCACGCAGGGGAAGGCGGAGAGCCAGAACCGATAAACTTTGCGTGGGTGGTACTTATTGGGATGCGGATTGGATATACGGAAAAAGAGGTTGCACATATGTATTTCGGTAAATGGTGCGATCTTTTTGAAGAATTCAAGAAAATGCATAATATTACGATGAGAAGACAGGTTTTTGAGCAGCAGAAAATTGCTTCAATGATGGATTTGTAAAGAAAAATGTGGTATGATGTAGAAAGAAGAGGAGGACTGGAAATGCAGAAAGTTAAGATATATGCATGGGTGATATATAGAATACTTGTATTTTATGCAAAACGGCATATTTATATTGCGACAGCGCTCCTGTCTGTTACGACAGCCTCTCTTTTTGAGTTCGCCACAACAGGAAAACTGTTCTGCCTGGCGCTTCCGTTTATAACGGCTCTGATTATTTATATCCCACGGCATATTTATTTCAAACTGGATGAATTTGCATCACCGGGAATTCAGGGACGGCATTTACGCGAAAAGCGAAAAGTCAAAGAAGAATTGAACAAATACATAGAAGAAAGCATAGCAAAAGATTTTGGTAGATGATGCATGAAAACCGCCTGAGAAGGCGGTTTTTTTATGCCGGTTTGGAGAGAAGAAATGGCAAAGAAAAAAGTGGGCGCATACATTACGCTCGATGGCGAAAAAGAATTCAGATCAGCGGTGACACAGTGCAATAAAAGCCTGTCTACAATGAAATCGGAAATGAAGCTTGTAGAAGCGGAAACGGCGGGAAATGCAAACTCGGTTGATACATTGCGTAAGAAGAATGAGGTCCTGACAAGGACGCTAGATAAGCAGGTAGAAAAAGAGGAGGCAGTAAGGAAAGGTTTGACACATGCACAGGAAGATTATGCACGTGTTGGAACAGAACTCCAGGAGTACCGCACAAAGCTGGAACAGGCACAAAGTACACTGGATGAAATGAAACAGTCTTCGGATGTTTCAGAAGAAGCGTTATCACGGCAGCAGGAAGCAGTCAGTGAATTAACGGAAAAGGTGGAAAAAGGTGAAGCCACCTACCAAAGAGCCGGAAACAGAGTGGAGGACTGGCAGAAGCAGTTAAATAATGCACAGGCACAGACAATCAAGGCAACGAGAGCGGTAAATGAGAATACGGCCTATCTGGAAGAGGCAGAAAAAGCAACAGACGGGTGCGCCAA